CTCTATTCAATTCGGTATCCAGTTTTTTAAAGAGCGTCGTCAACACTGCGGGGTTGAGACCGACGCTCTTACCGATGGGAACGGTGCTTATTTACCCGAGCGCGTTATGAGTTTCGGGGGGTATCCACCTATATTTGACGGACCCGCCCTATAACGTCGCCTACACCGGGAAGACCAAAGACGCTCTCAAGATCGAGAACGACTCAATGGACGATTCGTCCTTCAGGCAATTCCTGGTGGATGCCTTCTCGATGGCCGACACCGTGATGCTTCCCGGCGCGGCCTTTTACATCTGGCACGCCGATTCGGAGGGCTTCAACTTCCGAGGAGCTTGCCGCGATGTCAATTGGCAGGTGCGCGAATGCTTGATCTGGTCTAAGAACGCTTTCGTGATGGGGCGTCAGGACTACCAGTGGAAGCATGAACCATGCCTCTACGGGTGGAAGGACGGCGCGGCGCACAAGTGGTACTCGGATCGGTCTCAGACGACCGTGATCGAGTGCGAAAGGCCAAATCGGAACGGGGAACACCCGACGATGAAGCCAGTCAAGCTTTTCAAATACCTCATTCAGAACTCGACGAAGCCCGGAGACCTCGTGCTCGACAGCTTCGGCGGGTCAGGAACTACTCTCGTCGCTTGCGAAGAGCTTGGGCGAAAAGCTCGCCTCATGGAGCTCGATCCAGCCTATTGCGACGTGATCATCAAGCGATGGCAAAACATGACAGGTCTGGAGGCGACTCGCGATGACGGAAAAACGTTCAACGCCCTCGCCGAAGCGAAGGGCCAAGCCGAAGATTGAAATCGACATCGACAAGGTTGAGGCGCTTGCCTCCCGAGGACTTTCGCTCGAGCAGATTGCCGCGTCGATGGGCATCAGCTACAAAACGCTCGCGAGAAGGCGGTCGGAATCGTCCGAATTGTCCGATGCCATAAAAAGAGGAAAGGACAAGGGAGTTGCCGTGATCGCCAACAAGCTTTTTGAAGCGGCGAAGAATGGGAACACCCCAGCCATGATCTTCTTCCTGAAGGTTCAAGGCGGATGGAAGGAGAAGCAGGAGATCGCAGTTGCGGACGAAACGCCCGTGCAAGTGGTCTTCAAATACGACTTGAAGGACTGACATGACGAAAACCACTGAAGTTTCTTTGGCCTCAGTGGTCGGCGATGGCTATGACACCTTCTGGCGGTCGAAGCAGCGCTATCGCGTCGTCAAGGGCTCACGAGGCTCGAAGAAGTCCTCGACTATGGCCCTCTGGCTCATCCTCAACCTCTTGGCACACCCGGAGGCCAATGCGCTCGTGATCCGTCGCTATGAGCGGACGCTGAGGCAATCATGCTACGCGGCCTTGCTCTGGGCGATGGAACGCCTTGGGCTCAGCGACAAGTTCTCCTGCACGGTCTCCCCGATGGAGATCGTGGTCAAGGCCACCGGGCAGAAGATCATCTTCCGGGGCCTCGACGACGCCATGAAGGTGACTTCGGTCACGGTCTCGAAGGGCGTGCTCTGTTGGGTTTGGATCGAGGAGTGCTTTGAGCTCCAAGATGAGTCCGAGTTCAACAAGCTCGACCTCAGCATTCGCGGCATGATGCCGCCCGGCCTCTTCAAGCAGATCACGCTCACTTTCAACCCTTGGTCGGAAACCTCGTGGATCAAGAAGCGGTTTTTCGACACCCCGAATCCGGAAGTCCTCGCCCTCACGACGACCTACCGTTGCAACGAGTGGCTGGACGACCAAGACCGCCGCATCTTCGAGGACATGGCCCGGGACAACCCCGCGCGCTATCGCATCGAAGGTCTCGGTGAATGGGGTATTGCCGAGGGCCTGATCTACCCGGACGCTCAAATCGTCTCCTTTGACCGGGAGGCCATGAAGGCCCGCAAGGACCTGAAGGCCTTCTACGGCGTGGACTTCGGCTTCACCGACCCGACCGCTTTCGTGGGCGGCTTCTACAGCGAGGCCGAGCGCACGGTCTACGTGGCTTGGGAGATTTATCGCCGGGGCATCACGAACCAGGATTTGGCCCGCCTCATCAAGGAATTTGGCTTGCGGCGCGAAGTCGTCACGTGCGACAGCGCAGAGCCCAAGTCAATCGAAGAGCTCAAGCGCGCCGGGGTCAATGCCCAGCCGAGTATCAAGGGCCCCGATTCCGTCCGCTACGGCATCCAAAAGCTTCAGGGCGTCAAGATCGTGGTTCACCCGGACTGCTCGAACGTCGCCCACGAAATCCAAAACTACGCTTGGGCCAAAGATCGGAGCGGGAACCCGACCGACAAGCCCGAGCACGATTTTTCACATTCCCTCGACGCTCTTCGCTATGGCGTTGAGCCGCTTCTGTCCGGAAAGGCATCTATATGGTCTCGAAAAATGTTCTGAGAAAGCGGCGCGCAATGTCCGTGGCAAACGCCCGCAGGGACAACGCCGCAGAGTTCATGTCGGCCATGCAGGGCTTCACCTCCGGGCAGACGATGGAGGCTTCCTCCACGCTCTCGCAGGAAACGCTCGAGAACCTTTACCGCACGAACTTCATCTGCCGCAAGGTGTGCGACCTCTACGCTTCCGACATGGTTTCGGCAGGCGTCGAGTGGTCTTGCGACAAGGATCGCGCCGACCTCCTCGAGAAGGAGTTCTCCAAGCTTCAGGTCTGGGGCGCTCTTGAGCAAGCGATCAAGCTCGCCCGCCTCTACGGCGGCTCCATCGTCTTCATGGGCACAGCGACCTCGAAGACGGATGCGGAGCTCAATCAGGGCGAAAAGCTGACCTACTTGCGCGTGTTCGATCGCTACGAGGCCAAGCCCGATACGGCCAACCTCGTACCGACCGGGGCCCGCATGGGCGAGCCGATGTCTTATGACATCTCGCCAGTGATCACCACTGATGGCATCAAGGCTGGCGAAAGCCGTTGCCTCCGCTTCATCGGCGCGGCGCTCCCGGCCAAGCTCGCGAAGAGCGAAGACCTCTGGGGCGACAGCGTGCTTCAGGCTATGGCCTCGCGAATCCGAATTTTCGACGGGGCCACTCAAGGTGTCGGCGAGCTCATGAAGCGGTGCTATCTACGCTCTATCGGCATCTCAGGCTTCTGGGACGCTATGGGCGACGAAGGGCCGCTCTCTACCGATCAGATCACCAAGGCCCTCGGGATGCTGAATCAGACGCAAACCATCTACGGCCTCACCGTGATGGATGCGAACGACAGCTTCTCCTCGCAGAGCTACAGCTTTGGCGGCGTGAAGGATGTGCTCGATCAGATCAGTCAGCAACTTGCGGGCGCGTGCGACGTGCCCCTTGTCCGCCTCTTCGGCATGTCCCCGGCGGGCTTCTCCACGGGTGAGAGCGACCTGAAGGCTTACTACGGGTCAATCCTCAAGGCTCAGGAGAGCATGCTTCGCGCGCCCATCAGGCGCATCGCCGAGCAAATCCTGACCTCGAATGGAATGGCTACGGAAGACCTTGACTTCAAGTTCATCCCGCTTGCTCAGCAGTCTCAGACGGAGAAAATGGCCGCGGCCCAACAGGGCGTAAGCACCATCATCGCCGCCAAGGACGCTGGCCTCATCTCAGACGCCCGCGCGCTCGAAGAAGTTCGCAGACTCGCCGAGACTACGGGCCTCTTCACGACGATCACGGACGCGGACATTCAGGCGCTCAACATTCCGGATGTCCCCGCAGCACCCGATCCGGCAGCGCTTCTCGCGCCGACAGGTGAAGGGGTGACGAATGGCCTTGTTTGATCACGAGAAGACCTACCGCTCGCGGGTCAACTCCTCCTACATGCGCATCGCCCGCATCGTGCAGGGCATCATCGCCCGGCACACCCGGCCTGACGGCTCTATCGACGATCAGGCCGCCATGATGAAGGAGCTCGACGCCTACGGCTCTCAGATCGAGGCATGGGCAAAGGACTTCTGGGGGCAGATGCTCCCTCAGCAACAGAAACTCCTCGCGAGGGACTGGAAGAAGACGGGTGTTCGCATCCCGCCCCACTCCCCGCAGGTGCAGGCGGCCATTGCGGCCGCGCAGGCCGAGCAAGTTGACTTGATCAAGACACTGCCGCGAGCCGCCGGAGAGAAGGCGCAGGAAATGGCGGAAAAAGCCGCCTTGGCTACAGGCGACCGAGCGGAATCCCTCATCGCTCAGATGCAGGGGCTGAAGCCTGGCTATCCCGAGTACGCCGCCCGGCGGCTCGCACGGACGGAGATTGCGAAGTCCCAGTCGCTCCTTGTTGCCGCTCAGGCCAAGGACGCCGGGGCCACTCACTACGTCTGGTGCACCGCAGAGGACGAAGCAGTCCGACCGGAGCACGCCGCGCTCGACGGCCAAATCTTCCGGTTCGATGACGACTCGGACAAGGACGGGAAGGGTTGCCGCGCTCCCGGCCAAATTTGGCAGTGTCGGTGCTATGCAAGGCCACTCCTTCCCGACGAAGTAAGAAAAGAGGACTAAATGCAGGAACTTGCCATTCGGGTGAGCCCACATCGCTCATACACCCCGGAGGGCTATCTGATCTGCACTGACTGCGCTTTCGCCAACCTTGGCGGGCGCATCTACGCCGCCTCCGAGCTCCCCCAGTACAAGCCGGACGCTCAAGGACGGGTGTACGCCTTCAGGGACAGCAAGGCGCTTTTCGACCCGCTCACTATCGCGAGCTTCGAGATGAAGCCCGTGACGATGGAGCACCCCGATGACGTGATGCTCCTCGACGCTCAAAGCGTGAAGCGCCATCAGGTGGGCACGCTCTTCAACGTGCGCCGGGGGACGGGCGTCCAGTCTGACTCCCTCGTGGGCGACTTGCAGATCACCGATGCCCGAACGATCGCCGCCGTAGAGCGCGGCGAACTCAAAGAACTTTCAGCGGGGTTCACATCCCGCTTCGATCCTCTCGGATCAGGTCTCTATCTGGAAACCATGATCCGGGGAAACCACGTGGCAATTGTGCCTAGTGGCAGATGCGGCCCTCTGTGCTCACTGAGGGACGCTGCTTTTAAAGGAAACTCTATGTCTGATGATCCGAAGCTCAATGAGCCGAAGCAGGACGACGACGTGGGTGCGGGCGGCGGAGCACCTGCCGCAGGCACCTCTCAGGTTGATCAGAACGTCGCCGACCTTCTGAAGTCCATTCAGGAAAGCCTCGCCGCTCTCGGCGAACGTGTAGCCAAGCTCGAAGAAAGCGGCTCCACGGCACTCGGCGACGAAGACCCGAAGAAAGGCGGTGACGGCGCAGCCGAACCCGCTTCCGACGACAACAAGCCGAAGACCGACGCAAAACCGCTCTCCATCTCTGATGTCCGCAAGGCCATCGCCGACGAATTCGCGGCCCGAGCAGAACAGGCCAAGGCCGACTCTGCGGTGATTGCCGATGCGGCTGTCATCGCTCCGGAGCTCAAGCGCGATACGCCCGACCTCGCAAAGCAGGCCGTGATCGAGTACGCAAAGACCGACTCCGGCAAGCAGGTAGTCGAAATGCTCGGCGGCATGCCCGCTGTCGAGAAGGACGCTCGCGCCGTGCTCCATCAGTGCGCGATTCAGCAGAAGCTTCAGGCCATGCGCCCCATGACTGGCTTCCGTCGCGACTCCGTTGACCCAACGGCCGCCAAAGACGACTTCTTTGAGAAGGCTAAAAAAATGTGGGAGAGAAAGTAAATGCCCAATCTTCAGATCAATTCCTACGGTCTCGCAGGCTCGATCACTCAGTCCGGCTCTCTTCGCCGCACGGTCTCCTGCGACGGCCACCTCGCCGCGGGTCTTCCCCTGAAAGTCGGCGACGACGGTATCGCGGTCGAACTTGCCGCGGGCGACACGATGGCCGAGTTCGTGGGCGTCCTTGTCAAGGATGTACCCGGCTTCGCTCCGGTCTTCTCCTATGAGAAGAAAGCGGCCCTTTTCGACGGCTTCATTCAGGTGCCAGTCGCTGACGGCATCACGCCGAAGACGAATGACCCGGTGTTCTATGACCCGGCCAATCACGTCTATACGAACGCTGCAGGCGACGGCCTGATTCAGCTCCCGGCTCTCTTCGCCGTCGATGGCGTGGGCTCCGGCGTCGCTGAAATTCACGTGTTCCCGTCGCTCCCGCCTGCCGCGGCCGCTTCTGCGCCCGCAGGTCTGACGCAGGATGCCGCCGATTCCCGCTATCGCAAGTCAGCCGACAAGATCGACCTGACCAAGGATGTCAACGGTGCGCTTCCGATCGCCAATGGCGGTACGGGCGCTACTGAAGCCGCTGCCGCTCGCGAAGCCCTCGGCGCAGCTGCCAAGTCTTAATTTGAAGAGGTGACCTTATGCCTATTTCCAATGCGGAAGCTCTAACCTTCCTTCAGGCGAAGCTCGGGAAAGTTGATTCCGAGCTCATCCGCCCGCTTCAGCTCTATACCTTTACCCGCGATCTGCCTCACGGCACTGATGTGGATCGCACCGTAGAAGCTCTCGTCCTTCGCCGCCTCGAGAAAGTCGGCGGACAGGGCACGACCTCCATGACCGGACGTTCGTGGATCGGACGCGGAGCCAATGACCTCAAGGGCGTTGACTTCTCCATGAACGCCTCCGCGACCCGCATCTACACGGGCGGCCGCGAAGCTCGCTGGACGGCGATGGAGCTCGAGCGTGCTACGCAGCTCGGCTACTCGCTCGACACCGAGCAGGTTGCCGTCATCAACGACATCTTTCAGCAGGAAGCCAACGAAGTTGCCTATCTGGGCGACTCCGCCGCGGGCATTCCCGGCCTGCTGAACTCTGCCGAGGTGACGACCGTTGACGGCGACGGCATGCTTGCGGGCGAAGACATCTCCAAGGTCGATGTGAAGAAGCTCATCGCCTACATGAACAAACAGCTGATCGCGGCTGAGCACCTTACTGGCGACATCCTCATGCCGTCTACGCTCCTTGTCTCCCCGGCTGTCTACGGCAAGCTCTTCTCGCTCCTGATGCCGGACGCCGCCGCGTCCTCGATCGTGGAATACCTTGAAAAGCGCTCGATCGCCTACGCGAAGTATGGGCGTTTCCGCATCCTCGCGGTCAAGGAACTCGCGGGCATCGGCAAGGACAAGTCCGACCGCGCCGTGCTCTACACGCCCGATCTCCAGTACGTCAAGTACGACTATCTGCCCATCTGGCGCGAAAAGACGTATGACAAGGGCCTTGAGTTCTGCGCCGCCTATCTCTGGCGACTCGGCGAGGTGCAGTTCCGTCATCCGGAAACGCTCACCTACATCGACAACCTGTAAGGGGTGCGACATGACAGAGCTTTCACTTACGCCCGCAGATGTCCTCAAGACCTTCCCGGAGCTTCAGGCTTCCGGATACAGCGAGGATGTCTGCGCGGAATACATCGAGGAGGCGAAATGCCTTACCGAGGCTCGCTTCGGCAAGCGCACGGCCTTCGCCAGAAAGCTCTTTGTCGCGCACTGGCTGACGATCATGGCGGCTCCTGCCGGGGGCAGCTCGAAGTCGTCGAGCGGGCAGACGGGCATTCTGGCTTCCAAGGCCGTGGGCTCCGCTTCCGTCTCGTATGACAACGCTTTCGGCATCGACGCTGATGCCGGGTGGTGGAATCAGACGAAGTACGGGCAGGCCCTCTGGGAGCTCATGAAGCGCTATCGGCGCATGCCTTTTTGCGTGGCTGGCTTTGCAAAGGTGCCCTATGCGGATCAACGCTTCGGTTACTGAATTCAGAGCCTTCGAAAAGCTCATGAAGTCTCTCGGCTTCCTGCGCTCGATGGACGTGAAGGTCGGCTACGTCGCGAAGAAGAACACTCCGCGACAGATCGACGGCAACAACAACGCCAGTCTCGCCTACCTCCACAACTTCGGGTCACCGAAGGGGAAGATTCCGGCGCGACCGTACCTGGCTCCTGCGCTCGAAGCTACTCGCGGTCGGTGCATCGACTTGATGCGCATGGGCTTACGAGAAGCGCTTCAAGGCGACGCAACTGCAGAGAAGAGCACGCTCCTTAACTGCGGCAGTGCCATTCAGAATGAAGCCAAAGAGATCATCAGAAAACAGATCGGCTTTGCTCCTCTTTCGCCAAAGACTATTCAGGCTCGACGGCGCAAGAAGACAGAGAAGAATCCACTTGAACCGTTCATGGGTACGCATGCACTGCAACGTACAGGCCAACTCCTGAACGGGATCACCGTAGAAGTCAAGGAGCGCTGATGCTCGATCTTGCTTTCCTCATGGATGACCCGGACTTTTGCTCCGAAGTCATCCTCGAGCGCACGCGCATCGTGGGCCGCGAGCATGGCCGCCCGGTCTATCAGACTTCGCGGGCCGTCATCCTCGGCGTAATTCAGCCTCTCGAGGCTCAGGACATCGAGGCGCTTGCCGCTTCGGCCAACGGCTACACGGGCGAGGGCCTTGTGCTCTTCACAAAGAACACGCTCACGGCCGGAGAGGACGACTACCGCGCTGATCGCATCGTCTTCGAAGGCGTCGCCTATGACGTGATGCAGGTCGAGGACTGGAAGCCCAACGGCAACTACTGCCGCTCAATCATTCGGAGAACTCACGATGTCAACGACCCAATTTCCGGGAGTTGTGCAATGCCTGAAGGGGGAACGCCTCCTCGACAGCTCTTTTGAGGACGGCTTTCAGCAGTGGCTCGCTTACGTGCTCGGGCTCCGGCAAGAGAACGTCCGGCCAGCCGTCGAGCTTGACCTGACGAAGCTTCCGGACTTGGTTGATGCCGCTGTCTTCATGCCCACGGGCCTGAAGGTCACCCCGATCAATCGGAAGCTCTCCGATGAAGGCCAATGGGTGGACTACTCCGGCCAAGTGCAGGTGCAGGTCACGCTCTGCGGGACGCATGCACGCGAGCTCGCGATCTTCCTCTGCGATGTCTTCACGGTCGGGCAGTCGTCCGACTACCTGCATAAGGCTCTCGGGCTCGGCTACGTGAGCGCGGACATTGCCGCCTTCACTCTGGAGCCTCGCGGGCAGATGCTCTGCCCCCGGGCGGACGTGACCATTCTCTTCAACTACAAATACTCGCGGCTCTGGGCTGTCTGCCCGCTTGAGTCGGCAGAGGCTTTTATCTATAGGGACTAAAAATGGCGCTTTCAGTAAACCGCGTCGTTAACGTCACAGTTAACCTCAGTCCGATGGCCGCGCAGAAGCGTGGCTTCGGCACTCTCTGCATCCTTGGTCAGAGTGCAGTGCTCTCCGCTTCCGAGAGCTATCGGGCATACACGTCCTATGACGATGTGGCCGAGGACTTCGGGGCATCCGCTCCGGAAACCCTCTGCGCTCAGGCGTACTTTGCTCAGTCGCCGAAGCCGACCTCTCTTGTCGTCGCCCAGTGGCGCACGACGCCCTCTGCGGCCGTCTTCACGGGCGGACGCATCAAGGCCGACAACTTCAGTCAGCTTCAGGTCGAGCATGGCGGCTTCTCCATGAACGTTGATGGCGCGGCCGTGAACGTCGATGTCGATACCCGCAACGCGAAGAACCTCAGCGAGTTCGTGACGATCCTCGCTGCGGCGGTCACGACTGCTGATGTCAAACTCGTGAATGAACATCTTGTCATCACGTCCAAGACGACAGGCGAACAGAGCAAAATCGGCTTTGCCACGGCTCCGGCTGAAGGCGTGACCGACTTCTCCGAAGTGCTCGGGCTCACTGAAGCCGCGGGCGCATCCACCGTCGCCGGGAAGGCCGCAGCCGAAACCCTGGTTGAAGCCGTTTCCCGCCTCATCACGACCGTGGGCCGAGACTTCTACGGCCTTGTGCTCGCGCTTGAGGACGACGCTTCGGACGACGACCTGCTTTCCATCGCGCAGATCATCGAGGCCGCTGAGGATTCGCACATCTTCGGCATCACGACTTCGGATCGAGAGATCGCCTCGACGGTCTACAGCGAAGAGAGCACCGACCTGCCTTCGAAGCTGAAGCGCGGCCAGTACACCCGCACGATCACCTTCTACGCCGACTACGTGGCAGGCGACGCGGCCTATCAGCTCAACAAGTACTTCGCGGCCTCTGCGCTCGGGCGCATGTTCACTGTGAACTTTGAAGGCACGAAGACCATGATTACCTTGAAGTTCAAACAGGCTCCGTCGCTTCAGCCGAGTGATCTGACGCCGCCTGAAGCCACGAACTTTGAAGCTCGAAATGTGAATGTGTATGCCACATATGACAATGGCACCTACATCATTGAACAAGGTGTTATGGCTTCGGGTCAGCACGCCGATGAGCGGCACGGCCTCGACTGGCTTCAGAACGCCATTCAGACCGAGCTTTTTAACCTTTTCTATCAATCGCAGTCAGTTCCGCAGACGCTCGATGGCGTGAATCAGGAACAGGCGACAATCGAAAAAGTTCTTCAGCAAGCCGGTCAAGATGGGAACGGATTAATTGCGCCGGGACAGTGGAATGGCAACGACTTCGGGGCCTTAAAAGAAGGTGATTACCTTGCAAACGGGTATTACATCTATGCCACGGACATCAACGATCAGGCCCAAAGCGATCGAGAAAAAAGAAAGAGCCCACCCTTCAAGATTGCCGTGAAGCTCGCAGGCGCAATCGAATCGGCTGATGTCGAAATTACAGTGAACAGATAAGGTGCAGACATGGCAAAAGAAAGTTACTGCCTAAAAAATGTTGCGATCACCTATGCGCCTATGGGCACGGCATCTTTCGACTGCAAGAACGGTCTTGCGGAAGGGGGTGCTGTGATCGCCTTCGCCGAGGACTTCGGTGAGCGCACTATGGGCTCGGACGGCTCCACGCTCTGGTCGGAATACATGACGGCTCATGGCACTGTCACCCTGAATCTCATGGCGAACAGCCCGGCATACGCCTTCTTCGTGATGCTCCACAACGCTCAGCGCGCAACGGGCAAGTTCGGAGCCGACACGATGACCATTGTCAACAAGGACTTTACGGAAAGCTTCTCGTGCGGCAAATGCGCCGTCCAGTCGATCTCCGGCGAGACCTATGACAAGGCGGGCAACACCGTCCGTGTCGTCACGATCAACTGCGGCAACATCGCAAGGATGGCGGCATGAGTACTTCAGAAAAGGAAATCGAGATCAACGGCGTAAAGCTGATCATTTCGAAGATCGACGTTTTCCGTCAGGATGAGCTTGTTCAGGAACTCCTCCCGGTGGTGGTGTCGGCCATGAGCCGCATCATCGCCGCGCCGGGAAACGAGAAGTCTGCGGCCCTCAGCGGCATCGATGTTTTCCTGAAGGAGCTCCCGGCGAAGCGCCGCTCGGAGCTCATCTTCAATGACCTCCTGCCGTGCGCGAAGCTTCCGGGCGGCATCTCGCTTATCAGCAAGATCGAAAAGGGACCGAAGACCGTTATGGCATCGGCGCTCGACAACCTCGGGGCGCTCTATCAAGTCGCCTTCGAGGTTCTTCGCTTCAACTTCGAAGATTTTTTCGACTCCGTGCCGAGCGGGCTAAAAGAAAAATTCGCACTGAAGATGACCCGCTGATTCGTGCGGCGGCACTCCTTGACCTGCCGAGGGGCTTTCTCATGGCCCCGGTAATGCGCGGGCTGATCACATACGGGGAGCTCAAGTCCGGACGAATCTTCATCGAAGACATCGAGCTCATGTGTCAAAGCATCGAGATTTCTGATGAGAACTCCCGCAGACTGAGAGAGGCAGCGCAATATGCTCGAAGCACTTAAGGAATTCGTCGTCACGCTCAGAGGCGACGTTGATGAAAAGTCGATGGACGGCATCACGGGCGCTCTTGAGGGCGTCTCTGGGGCCGTTGTCGGCTTCGCTCAGACTGCCGCAGGCGTTCTTGCGGCCGGAGCGCTCACGATGGCGATTCGAGCCACGGCCGACAGGTTCAATGACCTCGGGGACGTGGCCGAGCGCATGGGCAATACGACCGTTGAGGAACTTGACCGCCTCGGCTACGTCGCAGAAATGTCCGGCTCGGACGCCGCTACAGCCGCGGCCTCTTTTGAAAGCCTCTCTAAGACCATCGGTGAGGCGGCGTCCGGTGTCGGGCGAGGTGCAAAGCTCTTTGAGGACTACGACCTTGCCGCGAAGAACGCCGATGGCTCCGTGAAGACGGTCGGGCAGGTGATGGACGAACTGCGCGGGAAGCTCGACGGGCTTTCGGCTGCAGAACAGCAGGCCATGATCCAACGCATGGGTCTTGACCGCACGATGGTCGGCATGCTCACGTCCGACACCTCGGAAATCGAGGAGGAGTACACCAAGCGCACGAAGGCCCTCGGCGTCAATGCCGATGAAATGGCCGAGCGCGCAGGTGCATTCAATGACGCCATCGGCATGCTGACAAGAGCATCGTCCGATGTCTTCACGTCGTTCGTGCAGAGAATCCTCCCGGCGCTCACTCGGGCTATCGACACGGTTGCCCGCTTCATCAACGACAACGCCTCGTTGATTGCCAAGTACGTGAAGCCCATCGCTACGGCGTTTGACATTGCCTCGACGGTAGTGACGAACTTTTTCAAGACCGTGGCAGGCGTCGTCTCTGCGCTCGGGCCCGTGGGGCCTGCGGTGCTGACAGTTGCGGCCGCGATCAAGGTCTTCAATCTGGCGCTCAAGATGAGCCCGCTCGCCCGAATCGTCACGGCCATTACTGCCGTGATTTCGGTGCTCGGGCTTCTCTATGACGACTTTCAGACGGCGCGGGAAGGCGGCAAGTCTTTCTTCTCCTTCTGGGGTCCGCTCATTGATGTCGTGAATTCGGCATCGGCCACGTTCGACGCCTTCTGCAAGATGCTCGAGACTTCGGGAGCCTGGGACGCCTTCACGAAAGCGGCCATAGCCACGAAAGACACCATCCTCGGCGTCATCTCGACGGTCTATGACTTCTTCAAGGGCATCGTTGCAACCGTCGTGGGGCTCTTCACGGGCGACGTTGACTTGATGAAGACCGCATGGGACGACTTTGGAGAGTCGTGGAAGAAGACCGTGGAAGCCTTCACTGGCATCTTCACGAACGTCTTTGACGGCATCGACAAGGCGTGCGGGAACTTCTTCAGCGACATGCTGAAGACCGTACAGAAGTGGATCGACGACGCAATCACGGCCTTTACGGACTTCGCCAAATCGATTCCGGACAAGGTGAGCGACGCCGCGAAGGGTGCGATGGAGAAGGTGAAAAAAGGCATCAAGAACCTCCTGAGCTTCGGGAGCGACGATGACGACAAGAGCAAGAGCCCGCCTGCTGCGAGCATCGGCGTTCTTTCCTCGCCTCCTCCCACGGGCACAACGACCTCACCTGCCTTGGTCACGGACACGAAGAACGTCGAGTACAAGAACATCACGCAAAACATGAATCGGACCATCAACGTGAATTCAGCTCGAGAGGCGGCAATCGTCGATTCTCAGCCATTCACGCGGCTGTCTGGCGGCGTAGCGGGGTAGTGAAATGTCCTTCTGGGAAACTCAACTCACAGGGCTTGCCGGGACGGCCGTTTCATCGCTTCTCTCGGTCAATCCCAAGCGGAAGTTCTCTTCGTTCTCCGGCTTCGTCTCCGTCACGGAAAGCCACTCGGCAGTTGTGCAGACAACGACCTACCCGATCGAGGATGGCACGCAAGGCACGGATCACATCGTGCGTCAGCCCGACATTGTTACGTGGGACATCGGCTTTCCGGGCGACTTCGATCCGGAGACGATGTATCGCAAGCTCCATGAGCTACTTCTGTCCGGCATCCCGTTCGACGCGGAGACCGGGCTGAAGAAGTACTCGAACATGGTGCTGACTTCGCTCAATGCTGCGCAGGACAGCCATACAGGCCGCATTTTACGGGTGACGCTTTCCATGCAGGAAATCATCATCACGCGGGCGACTTACACAACACTTGCTCCGGCTGCGCAGCAGAAAAACGCCGCATCGACGAGCTCGACGGCCAAGAGCGGCACGAAGCAGGTGCAGGCGAGCGAGGTCAAGCAGTCCGACCTCTCCCGCATCGGCGAGAAGGTGTCTGACTGGTGGAACGGGAGAGGCTGATGGCTATCTACGAAATTCCCCTCAATCCGTACGCCGAGCGCTTTCAGATCGAGATTGCGGGCGAGCCTTACTGCCTGCAAACGCATTGGAACGTTCCTATGCAGAGATGGACGCTCGACATCGGGCGATCGGAGACCGAGTGGCTTGTGACGAATCTCGCGATGGTCAACGGGCTCAACTTGCTCGAGCCCTATGAGCATCTGGGGTTCAACTTCGAGCTGCGCCTTTGGATCGACGGCGATCTCGAGGGCGAGGCTTCCTATGACGGCCTCGGGACTGCGGCCAAACTCCTCGTGGTGACGGAATGAGCCTTCAGAACTTTGGCCGCAAGATCGGCCTCCTGATCGCGGACGCTTCCGGCGAAGCGCTCGACCTCAGCGGCTTCCGAGTGTCCTTCACGGTCGAGAAGACGGGCGCGGAACAGCCGAACACCTGCAAGCTCGAGATTTCGAACCTCTCAGACACGACAGTCTCGAAGCTCATGACGGGCGATCTCACGCGCATCGTGCTTCAGGCGGGCTATGAGGACAATTACGCGGTCATCTTCGATGGGAACATCATGACGGTGACCCATGTCCGCAATGGCGCGGACTTCTTGACCTCGATCACTGCGGGCGACGGCGATAAGGCTTACAGCTATGCCGTGGTATCTCAGTCCTTCGCTTCTGGCTGTTCGAAGACGGACATTGCGCAGGCGGCGATCGGCAAGATGGCGGAGCAAGGAACCAGGGGAGCTGAGACCTCCGGCCTTGACTCTGCCACGAAGTACCCGCGCGGGCGCGTGCTCTACGCATCGGCGCGGGATGTGGCCCGGGAGATGGCGAAAGCGTCCGACTGCCAGTGGTCAATTCAGGATGGCCGAGTTGTCTTCTGCAAGACAAAGGAGAGCCTGCCCGACCGCATGGCCTTCGAGCTCTCGACGGCTTCCGGCATGATCGGGAGCCCCGTTGTTGACAAGGACGGCGTAACTGCTTCCTGCTGCCTGAATCCAAAGCTCGCGATCTATGACCCGATCAAGATCGAGAGCCGCTACGTCAAGGGCACCTACAAAATCCTTTCGGTGAAGCACGACGGCGATACGCACTCCTCCACGTGGATGACCACCGTGAAGGCTTCGGCCATCGACCAAAGCGTGCAAAAGACGGTGAAGCTATGACGCAAAGAGAACGAATCGCAAACCCGCAGGACATCGAGCTTGCGCGCCTTGAAGAGTTCTCAGCGCGCCTGCGGACGGCAACTCCCGGCATCGTCAAGGCCGTCGATCTGGCCGCGCAGACCTGCACCGTGCAGGTGGCAATTCAGGGCTACACGGTCGATCCCGAGGGCGAAAAGACCTATCACGATCTGCCGCTCCTTCTGGATGTTCCGATTGTGTGGCCGAGGGCCGGAGGCTTCTCGCTCACCTTCCCGGTGAAGGCCGAGGACGAATGCCTTGTCGTCTTCGGCGAGAGGTGCATTGACGCATGGTGGCAGTCGGGCGGCGTGCAGAAGCCAATCGACCTGCGCATGCACGACCTGTCGGATGCCTTCGCGATCTTCGGTTGCACCTCGCAGCCGAGAAAGCTTCCGGACGTGAAGGCCGATGCGGTCGAGCTTCGAACCGACACCCGCTCGGACTGGATCAGCCTGCGGCAGGGCTCTCTTGACATTCACATCGAGGGCCCAACCACCGTCTTTACAAAGACGGCTGAAGTCAACGTCGAGAGCTCGGCGAAAGTGAACTGTCAGACGGCAGAACTTCACGCTTCCCAGTCCGCGCTAGTGGACACGCCATCGACGACGATCACGGGCGACACGGTGATTGAGAAGAGCCTGACGGTCAAAGGCGGCATCACCGGACAGGGCGGCATGCAGATCAGCGGAGGCTCCGGAGCGAGCGTCACTGGTGATCTGCACACTACTGGCGACGTGGTTGCTGGCTCGATCAGCCTGAAGAGCCACACGCACACCGAACAAGGCGACGGCGCGGAGACATCCGGGCCTCACTAACCGTACGAGATTTTCGTACAGACCAAAAAGCAAACCCCGCAGGGCCGGAATCCTTGCGGGGTTTTTTATGACCACCTCCACGAAAGGTGCTCAATGGACTTCATTTTAAACGTAGTGAGAGCGCTAAGCATGGCTCAAGAACTCCCATTCTTCGCGGCGCTTCCCGTGTACATCCTTGCATATGGCATCGGCCTCGCCGGAATCGGTTTCGGTCTAAGGCAGGTAGTCAGTGCAATCACTCAAATCATCGGGTGGTTCAAAAAATGACGATCGAAGGGATTTTTCTAATCCTCTGGATCGTTGGATGCGGAGCCGTAGTCGCGTGGCTGATCGCGAAAGCGGGCATCGCGTGGAAACAGTTTCTTAGGGAATAGAGATGCGATACCGAAAGCTCGACGAAGACGGCGATATGACCTTCGGCCACGGCTCGAAGGACTATCACCAAGACACCCCCGAGGCCGTCGCTCAGGCCGTGCTCACGCGTCTCAGACTCTGGCGCGCAGAGTGGTATCTGGACACGTCCGAGGGCACTCCCTACATGCAGGAAGTCTTCGGGCGCGGAACCGACTCTTCATCGATCCGCGCACTTCGGGCCCGCGTGCTTGAGACCGAAGGCGTCCGGGACATCCTGTCTTTTACCGCGCATCAAGACCCGGACACCCGCAAAGCCACTTTCACTATCGAAATCGACACCGACTATGGGGAGACAACAGTAAATGGCTAAGACAGTTTCTGAGCTCGCCTACGTCGATGCGAGCGGCTTCCATCTGGCTGACTTCGAAGACTTCCTGACGTTTAACCGGGACGCCTTCAAGCGCATCTACGGGATCGATGTCTACCTCGACCCCGATTCGCAAGACGCCCAGTTGATCACGCATTTTGCGCAGGCGCAGTACGACCTCGGGCAACTATGCGCGCAGGTCTTCAACGCCTACTCGCCCGCTACGGCAGTCGGCGACGGCCTCTCGCGTCAGGTCAAGATCAACGGCATCAGGCGCGCGACGGCCACGACTTCGCAGGTTGACCTCGTAATCACGGGCCGCGTGGGCACGGGCATCGAGAATGGCAAGGTGCGCGACACCGCAGGCAACCTCTGGAGCCTCCCGGCACTCGTGACCATCCCCACGGGTGGAGAGATCACTGTGACGGCCACGGCTGATGAAGTCGGCCCGATACGTGCGGCCGTGGGCGCGGTCTCCAAGATTGCGACGCCAACTGACGGGTGGTTCTCGGTGACGAACCCCGCTGAGGCCAACGCGGGCAGAGACGTTGAGACTGATGCTTCCCTCCGCGTGCGGCAGACGCTCTCGACGGCGGAGCCCTCGCAGGCGATCATCCGCGGCATCTCTGGCGAGATTGCCAACCTCGAAGGCGTGACAAGGCTGAGGGTTTATGAGAACGATCACAGCGAACCGGACAGCAATGGCATTCCGGGCCACACGATTTCTGCGGTGGTCGAGGGCGGTGATGCTCATGAAATTGCGGAAGTCATCAGACGCCGCAAGACGACGGGCACGGGGACTTACGGGACGACTTCGATCGACCTGGTTGACCCGGCTGACATGCCGATTCGGATCAACTTCTTCAGGCCGACAACGATTCATGTGAAGGTCGAAGTCCACATCCACCCGATCACAGGCTACTCATCGACCTATGCGCAGGAGCTGCAGGAGCAAGTTTCGAACTACATCAACTCGCTCAGCATCGGCGCGACGGTCTACCTCTCGAAGCTCTATGTACCCGCCAACCTCGAGCAAAACGACCACGACAGCACCTATGACATCGAGCAGATTCTGATCGGGGCAGATGACGAAGCGCTTGCCGCGAAGAACATCCGCACGGCTTTTAATGCGCTGCCGTACTGCGAGCCCTCTTATGTGACGGTGGTTGTCGATGAAACTATCTGAATACCTTGGACGGGTCCCGTCTCAGCATAGGCAGAAACCGAAGTTCCGAGACACCCTCACGACGATCCTTGAGCCCGTGCTTCAGCTTCAGGCGCTCATGGAAGACACCCCGCGCGCCTATGACCTCGATGAGGCCGTTGGCGTGCAGCTCGACGTTGTTGGGAAGTGGGTCGGCATCGGCCGCTACGTCGATCAGCCGCTCGATGGCATCTACTTCGAGTGGAACGGGACGACCAAAAAGACCGGATGGAACGCCGGGCAGTGGAAGGGCAAGTACGACCCGGCCACGGGCCTTGTCGCTCTGGACGATGACACCTACCGCACGCTCATTCGGCTGCAGATCGCGGCCAACACTTGGGACGGCTCTGCTGATGGCGCTTACGAGGCGTGGAGAACGACCTTCGAGAGCTCGAACATCATCATCGAAGACCACCTCGACATGAGCATCACCATCGGCATCGCCGGGCGCTTTCAGAGTACGTCTCAGCAGGCGCTTTTCACGAAGCAAATCTCACCTTTCAAGCCGGGCGGCGTCCGGATTTCGGTCTACTTCATCGCAACCGATGCCAACGCCCCAATCTTCGCTTGGAGCCTCACGACCAACGAGCTCGGCGGTTGGGGCCGAGGGTGGTGGGCTGAGAAATATGTAATGCCTTAAGGAGAAGACATGGCAACCAATGGATTCACGATCTGGGCGACTTCTCAGTCTGCCCAGCTGATGGACGAAACGACCTACAAGCAGAAGGCCGACCTCGGCATCACGCCGGGCATCGCCGACCTTGAGCAAGCAAATATGTCTTGGAGGCAATCGACCACAGGCGCGGCCGTCCTCGGCGAACTTGTGGCCGTCGATGCCGCGGGCTATACGGGCGTGGACTACACATGGACGGAAAGCCTCACCGATCTGCGCACGAAGCTCTGGAAGGCCATCAACGCTTTCGCTCGGCAACAGATTGTTGAGTACCTGCAGGAATTTCGCTTCGTCTCGTTCACTGAAGATCAGGAGACGACTGAAGAGGAACGCGCCCGCGCCCGCAAGAACATGGACACGATCTCAGCTTCGAAGCTGAAGGCGGCCTGCGATGAGATCGTTGCCGCTCAGGGGGCGTGATGCAGTACGACTTTGTGATACCGCAGGGCACTGACGTGCGCCGGGTTTTCTCGCTCAAGTCCTCGTGCACCAGGCTTCCCATCGACCTCACGGGCGCGACGGTCCGCATGCAGATACGAACGTCTTTTTATGCGCAGGAAGCCTCAGACACGATCGACAGTTCTCAAGGAGACGGGCGATGCGTTCTCGACGAAGCGCAAGGACTGATCACGATCTTCTGGCCGCATGAAGTGACATCGAGCCTCCCCGCCGGGAGGCTTTTTTATGACCTTGAGGTCGAGAGCATGGGCGGAGAAATCTTCCGCGCGCTCGAAGGCCGGATAACTGTGACAGCGGAGGTGACACGTGTTTGATCCAAGGCTCCCCGGAAGTCTCTCCGGGGGATGCGGCTGCGGGACGGTGGTTGAGGTGCTTGTGCCGGGCGTACAGGGCCCGCCGGGCGCAAAAACTGCCGTCACCTATGAGCCGCAGGAACTGACGGCAGACCAACAGGCGCAGGTGCTCAAGAACTTGGGTCTTACGTCTGAACAGCTTGCAGAGAAGGGCTTCTCCCTTCGCTTCTGCACGGCAACTCTGGAAGCGTCGAGCAAGAACAACCTGCTTTCGCTTCTGACGCCGCAAAAGAACGTCCGCGAAGGCGATTCCGTCATCGACGCCTCGCGCCAACTTTTTCAGATCGTCTCCGTGGACAAAGAGGCGGCCACTTTCGCAGTGACCGCAGTGCTTTCGAAGCTTGGAGTGACTGACTATCGGGAGCTCGAAAACCTCCCCACCCTCGGCAAACTTGCGGCGCTTGATGCCGTGGGCGAAACCGAACTTCTTAAACAAATCGATCTTGGGAGTATCTAAGATGGCTGATCCGATTCAGATTCAGCAGATTCGCGCCACTACCGAAAAGCTCAATGGCTTCACGGGCAAGGACGGCGTGATTGTTGTCAATTCCGACACGCATCGCATCCACGTGCAGGACGGCACGACCGCGGGCGGCATTCCGCTGGCCCGCCTGTCCGACATCACGACGCCGGACTCCGATGAAGTCCCATATGGGCAGTACGGTTATCCGACCGTGAAGGACGCCCTTGATGCGGCCCTCTACAAGGCCCCGGTCATCAACAGCTTCACGAACGACGTGAACACCGTGGAAAAAGGGACCACGGTCACGGCGGTCAACCTCGCGTGGAGCACCAACAAGACGCCGACCAAGCTCACCCTTGACGGCGAGGAACAGCCTGACGTGTCCGTCACGAAGAAGGCGCTTACGGGCCTCACGCTCACGGAAGCCAAGTCGTGGAAGCTTGAGATGACCGATGAAAAGGGCGCGAAGACTTCGAAGACCACGGGTATCAGCTTCGTGAACGGGGTCTACTTCGGTGTCGGCACGGTCGATGCGGACGGCGCGAACAAAGAGTTCATCGCTGGCCTCACGAAGACGCTCTCGACCACTGCGAAGCGCGACTACCAGTTCAACGCCGCGGCGGGCCAGTACTGCTACATCGCCTTCCCGGCCTCCTATGGCTCCGTCACCCCGAACATCGGCGGCTTTGACGGCGGCATGAGCATCCTCACGACTTTCGACTACGAGAACCCGTCTGGCTTCACTGAAAGCTATGTGGTCTATCGCACCACGAACGCCGGATTGGGCAATGTAACGATCAAGCTCAAGTAATGGGAAGGAGGTACTAGAAATGGCTGATGCATTTGTTAATGACCCGTCTATGACCACTCAGCTCGCGGCGGGCCTTGTCCCGATGAACGGGCTGGACTTCGCGCTCATTCAGGACCATCACGTCCAGTGCGTGCGCGGCGGCGTGAAGAAGCGCCTCGATGCCGTGCTCGATGAGCTCTTTGCGGCTTCTGATTCGTCCGCGCTCACCGACCGCGTGACGGCTGTTGAGAAGAAGGCTTCCGACAACGCCACTGCGATCACCGCCCTTCAGGAGACTGCGAGCAACCTGCAGACCGCGATCGACGGTAAGGCCGCGATCAAGGATGACGCCGCTTCAGCAACGACTGTCTACTCATCGTCGAAGACAGAAGACCTGATCACCACGGCGAAGCAGGAAGTCAAGAACGAGCTTCTTGATGGTGTCGGCGCTGAGATGGACACCCTCAAGGAAGTCGCGGCGGCCATCAAGAACAACAAGGACGCCTTGACCGCCCTTCAGACCGTCGCCGCCGGGCACATCAAGTACGACAGTGCTCAGAGCCTGACGGACGCTCAGAAGAAGCAGGCGCGCGACAACATCGATGCGGTGTCGAGCGCTCAGCTCGCGACGAAGCTCTCCGGAACCGTCGCCAAGGTCGGCGAAGTGCCGGAAGGCGGTACTGATACCGCCGCGGTCAATTTGGACACGATCACGGATGAAGGCGAGTTCTATGTCGCCAATGCCGTGAGCCGTCCGGTAGGAGTCACGGACGCCTATCAGGGGCTGAACGTCTCTGTGCGCAAGTCGGGGACGGTCATCGAACAGGAAGTGCGCGGCGCTGAAAACGGCGCGGCCCGCATCTTCCGTCGTACTGCCACTGTCGGCGAGGAAAACGCCATCACTTGGGGCGCATGGAACGAAGTCGGCTCGAAGCAGGACCTCAGCGGCTATGCCCTGAAGACCGAGCTCACGCCCATCAACGAGCTTGCTCAGAAGGGTGTTGATGATGCCGCTACAGCAAAGACCGCTGCGGACAACGCGGCCAAGGCTGCGGCCACGGCTCAGAACACCGCAGACGGTGCCATGACGAAGGCCACGGCCAACGAAACGGCGATTGGGGCTTTGGGCGCTCTTGCACACCTCAACCAGGTGAACGCGGCGCAGTTCGCGAGCGTCATCGACCTTGGAGTGATCGCGTAATGGCAAATCCCGTCACCCTCCTTCTCACGGGGGCGGCGGCATCGAAGCTCGATGAGATGACGGGGACGGCACGGCAGATCGCCGTGGATACCGAGACGGTTCGTCCCCGCGTCTTTGACGGCAAGACCAAGGGCGGGAAGCAACTGGCCTTCCAAGACGAAGTGCCGGACGTTGCCGCCCTGCAGGCCGCCATTGCCGCGAACACCTCCGCTATCGACTCTTTCAAGACTTCTTTCAAGGCGGCATGTGAGGAGATCACAGCCGCGAAAGGTGCATAAATGGACATGAAATCTCTTGCGCGCGCCGTTGCGGCCGCAGTGACTGAAGACGAAGTGATAGCGGCCTTTAAAGCCGCTATGGCGACGAAAGCTCCGAAAGTGGATCCCACCTTTACCGGGACCGTCCGCGGCGCGGCTCTCAACTTCAGCGGTACGGGCAATTTCGGCGGCCTGCTGACGCTTCTGGCGGGTTTGGACGTGACCGGGGCGACGAACTTCAAGGGCGCTGTAAGCGGGCTTGATCCGGTTGCCGCGCAGCAGTTCGTGACGCTCAACTACCTGAATCAGCAGCTCGCGAAGTCTGGCGGCGTCCCTGCGGGCACGCTGATCCACTTCGCAGGCAAGTCCGTCCCGGACGGATATCTGATCGCCAATGGGGCGGGGGTTCCAGTTGCCGATTACCCGGCGCTCTATGCAGCGATCGGGAATACGTATGGCGGCAACTCGACAACCTTCTATCTCCCGAACCTATCGGGACGATTCCTCGAAGGCACGACTTCGACTTCTTCGGTCGGCTCGTATTACAGCGCTGGCTTACCGAACATCACAGGTGGCTTTGTTTTCAGAACAGGTATGTGTGTTGGCGTTGCTTCAACGAATGGGGCATTTAGTGCTAGTGAGACTATCAGTACCGGATGGACTTCAGGGGCTAGAGAATATGGCGACAAATACACGGTTGCATTTTCCGCCGCCAATTCAACCAATGTTTTTGGTTCTTCATCCGATGTACAGCCTCCTTCCATGGCCGCTCTTGTACTCATTAAGACTTGATGAGAATGAGCATTGCCACACTGGGAGGTTGAACTGAAGACGATGAACCGAAGACCGAGTTTGACCGAGAGGCACTGAAGCTTCCTCTGACACCTGTCACATTTTTATTGCCGTTATAGCTGTCTCCAGTTGAACTACCCTGAGAAAAAGCACCGGAGAAATAGGCGTAATTCCCCTCTCTGATGTTTCCGATAACGCCCGTTATGTTCGGACATTCAAAACGAGGTTTCTAGGGCTTGAGCGCGTCACCTTAGCGGTGTGCCAAGCCCCAGTAAACGAAAGCACTATGACCGATCGTCCTCGCTGATGCCTTCTGGAAGCAGGGGCATCAGTCCGGCACTTCGGGCACAGTGCTCGATGAAGTCGCTCCACGACTGCATGACTGCGCGACGGGCGTCGAGGTAGTCGCTCCTCTGATAGGCGCGGGAGACTTGAGACCCGGAGACGTGCGAGAGGCAAGCTTCGGCCACTTCGAAGGGCGTGCCCATGTCGGCCATCCAACACCTCGCCATTGAGCGCAGGCCGTGGGCCACAAGCTTCCCGGTCAGGGTAGTGCCGTGCAGGTACTTGGCGAGCGCTTGGGAAGAGATGTGGGAGCCAGGGTCGCGCCCGGCGAAAACGTAGGAGCTTCTGGGGTGTGGGGAGAGAGAGGCTTCCTTGGCGAGGAGATGGCGCATGAAGTCAGTGAGGGGGACGCGGTGCAGGCGTCCCTTTTTCATCTCAGAAGCAGGGATGGAGAGGGTGTCGCCGTCGATCCAGTCTTTCCGGAGCTTAGCGGTTTCTCCGGGTCGGAGCATGGAAGCGAGGGACCAAAGGAAGAGAACTTGCAAGCGCAATGGAGCGCACTTGACTACTGCCAGCGCGTCCGGAAGAGATTGCCATGAGATCGACGGCATGGGCCGGACGATGGGAGCGGCGAAGACTCTGCTGACTCTGGCTATCGGGTTGTGGAGGATGTACCCGGCGCAGACGGCCAAATCCATGATCTCGCGGGTGCGCATCAACACGCGCTTGAGAGTTGCTTGATGGCCTGCGGCTTCGATGTGCCGGACGGTCGCAATGATGAGGGGAGCGGTGATTTCGTCGAGCTGACGACGACCGAGAGGGGAGATGACGTATCGCTCAAGGCGGCGCTTTTCGTCCATGTAGGAGACGATGCGGCCGCGCTTGAGGTTGCACCAAAGGCGGAAGGCATCCTGAAGGACGTAGCCACGAGGCGGCTCTTGCCCTATGGCTTTTCGCTTTCTGCGGGCCTGCTGACGGGCCTGCATCAGGGAGACCTCGGGCCATCTCCCGAGGCTCAGATCAGTAACCACGCCTCCGTATGAGATGCGGAGGCACCAACTTTTCACCCCGGTGGGGTGAACCCTAAGAGTTAGGCCGTGACCGTCCGTCACGGTGTAGCGCTTTTCCCGCGGTCGCAAGGCCGCGATTTTTCTAGTAGAGAGGTTTTTCGACATGAAGCCCAATGAAATCCGTGAGGTTCCTCATTGCGATGAGGACGGCTATTTCGATGGCATGGTTGCCTGCATGGCTGATGCGCGTGGAGCGCTCATGCTCGGCGCGGACTGCTATGACATCGCCGCCCCCGAAGACGATGGGAAGCACTTTTACAAGATCGCTGCCGACGGCCAGTCGTGGGAGGCTGAGGCCATCCCGCAGACGGTCGAGGAATGTGTCGGCATCACCTTGGATCATCACAAGCAGACGGAGCGCGTGCACAAGCTCCGCGAGGTTTTCGAAGAGCTCACGCGGGGCTCGACGACCTTCCGCCTCGTGCAGGACCCGGAAACGAATGCCCGCACGGTTGAGGCCATCCCGGAAAAGACCGTCGATGAAGTCCGCACCGAGAAACTGCAGGCGCTCGACTCGGCTTTTAATGCGTGGTACACGGACGGCGCGACACTCAAGTCTTCGCTTGGCTTCGAGGCCGATTCCGACTCCCGCGCCATGCAGGACGTGAACGGCCTAGTCACGGCGGCGGAATCTTCGGCCGCCTTCGTGGACACGGAGAGCGGGGGCGGTCTGATCTTCATGGACGCCAACAACGTTGGGCATCAAGTCAGTATTGACCAGCTCAAGACTCTGCAGCTCGAAATTATTCAGGCTGGACAGGCAGCCTATCAGGAAAAATGGAAGCTGCGCGACGCGATTGAAAAGGCGAAGACGAAAGAGGAGCTGGGAAAGATCGTCATCGCCTTCCATCCGGTTGACTTCTCTACGAAGTGATGCGGCGCTATCTGAAGCAGGTGCTCATCGCCTTTGATCAGCTCATCAACGCTCTCCTGGGCGGGTGGGCTGATGAGAGCCTCTCTGCGCACGCATGGCGACAGCACCTAGAAGGGAAACGAAATTGGCCGTATTTGCTCATCGATGCGATCTTGTTCTTCGATGGCAATCATTGCCGGACGAGCTATGAGAGTGAGCTAGAGCGGACCCAACTGCCGCCCAGCATGCGGGGCTAGGTATAATCGCCGCCAGCATGAAGCAAGGACGCGGCGCATAGCCTGTTCCTGCCTATCCACACCTACCGACGGCCGAGGCAAGGAATTCCCGGCGTATCGCCGGAGGATAGGCCCCCGCTAGGGGTGTAGAAGCGACAAAGCCCAGTGCGCTAACACCGGGCTGAGTCAATGATGCAAGGGGTGGTTATGCATGCCTTCACTCTTGCTTCGTGTCAGATTATGCCACACGACATCGTTGTGGTGACGGGCGACATCAATATTGATGGGCTCGTCATTGCCGTCATTATTGCGGCGTGGCTGATCGGCAAGAGGCGTTAAGCCGCAGGGGTCGTTCTTCTTCGGGAGTTCGGCCCCTCTTGCTATCTGTCTGCTCAGGCCCGCCAATGCGCGGGCTTTTTTTATGGGTGAATTGATGCTCTATGTGAAATGGATATGTCTGTTGCCGCTGAGCTTCGTCATGGCGGTCGTCGGGAGGGTGCTCGCGCCGATCCTGCCGTTCTTCGCGAAGTCAGACGGCTATCTGCCCTCATGGCTTTCGTGGTTTCAGACGCCTGACAACCCTCTTGATGGCGACAAAGGCCATTGGGAGCACTGGCCGGGCGTCTCGGCGTGGGCCACCTACAGACGACGGGTTGCGTGGCTTCTCCGGAACGTCTGCTACGGCTTCGATATCTCGGTGCTCGGGCAGAAGACTAAGCCGGGAGACTGGCTCGACATGGACGGGCAGGAAGGCGTGTCCGATCAGCCTTACGGAAAGTCCGGCTACTGGCTTAAGCGCGTCTATCGCGGCGAAAAGCTGGCCTGCTGGCACCTCTATGTCATCCGGCAGTGGAGCTTACTGCCGTCGAAGTGCCTGCGCATTTCAATGGGATGGAAGCTCTTCAGCTTTGACGGCTTGAAAGAGGAGACGCATCAGCTCACCTGCTATTGCAACCCTTTAAAAACTTTCAAACAGTAAGGAGGTCGTTATGACTAAGGAAGGAGTTCTCGCCAAGCTCAAGGAGCTCGGTCTCGACGTGAACGGCGCAACGGAAGAAGTGATCCAGAAGGCGCAGGCGTGGCTTGAAGACCAGAAGGCTCAGCTCGACACCGAGACGCGCCGCAAGGTGCGCGCTTTCTGGATCGGCGTCACTGCCGTGGGCATTGTCCTCGGCATCGCTGCAGGCTGGTTCGGGCGCTCCATGATCGGGTGACGCCATGCACTCGCTTCTACCGGTAGGGGCGGAGGCGGCGTGGATAAAGATAGGTGCGGTATTGGGGGTGATCTGGGGGGCGACTCTTGAGAGTGTTGCCCCCTTGGTCTATTGGTATCTGGCCTTCATGGCGGCCGACCTTCTCACCGGGATATGGGCCGCCTGCCGGACCGGGACTTTCAGCTCAAAGCGCCTTAGCCTTGGGATGGCGAAGAAGGGACTTGCCTTTTTCATCATCACGCTTGCGCACGGGATCGACGTGAGCCTCTGGTTCGTGCTCCACGACATGCCACTTTTTCAAAGCGTGACGCTCTGCGCCTATGCCTGCGGCGAATTCGGTTCAATCGTCGAAAACATAGAGAGGGCGGGTTTCGGAGACGCACTGCCTCCAGTCCTCAAGAAGCTTTTCTTGACGCTAGAGAAGCGCCTTGAGAATGCCGTGGACTCCAAGCTCGATCAGATCGGACTCGACGACGAGGAGAAAGACAAGAAGACCAAATAGCAAAAGCCGCTCGGAGGCGAACCGGGCGGCTTTTTTATAGGCAATTGTTTCGAGGGCCTATGGGAGACATTTTAAATGCTTTGAAGATCGGAGAGCTCATGACTGCAGATGATTTGACATGGCAGGCGACGGCCATCCTGGTCGTCCTCATCGCTTTCGGTGTTGCCGTCGTCGCGTGCGTCGCCGGGAAGGCCGTGAAGATTTGGCGTGATGCTCTGAAGTGAGGGACTATGACCGCTCGAGGAATTCGGAACAACAACCCCGGCAACTTGCGCCACGGGGAGGACTGGCTAGGGTTGGCCGCCGCGCAAGATGATCAGGATTTCTGCACATTCACAGAAATGCACTTTGGCGTTAGGGCGCTCCTGAAGACGCTTCGCACCTACGTAGAGAGGCGAGGACGCGACACCGTGCGCAAAATCATCACGCGGTGGGCTCCGGAAAATGAAAACGATACGGCCTCATATGTGCTTCATGTCGCGACGGCCTGCCGCCGTGATCCGGATGAAGTTCTGAACTTCGCAGCCGACCCGCTCCTGTATCTGGACATCGCGAAGGCGATCGCCCGACATGAGTGCGGCGTCGATGCTGAAGCGATCACGGATGATGCGTGGGAAGTGGGCCTCAAGGAGGCCGGGCTGTGACCTATCTGAAGATCGCGGGCGCACTGCTTGCGGTGCTTCTGGCTTTCGGAGGCGGCTATCGATATGCCGCCGCGCTTTACGAAAAGGACGCGGCGGAGCTTCGGGAAGCCGAGGCCGTTGCCCGTGCCGATATGGGGAGGAAGCAATATGCGAAGATGGTTGAAGCGCTGGACGCTCTTGCCGGCCTGCGCGGTGAGCTTGCCGATGCTCGTGCTGATGCTGAGCGGGTGCGCCGCGCCGCCGAGGTACGTGCAAGAAGAACAAGCGCCGCTGCCTGCAGTGCTGAGCGCGCCGCAATCACCGCGTGCGAACGACTTCTCAGAGAAAGTGTCGGACTTCTCGCGGAGGGTCGAGGACTACTTCAGGAAACAGCCGGAGTTCACGACGCCGCAATAGGGGTGAAGTAGCTCTATACTTTTTTGGGCGGATGTTTCCTGCCGAAACAGTCCTAGCAACTGTCCTAAGTACACCAAGAAGTACACCACCGTGACAGGTGCATTTTGAAATCGGTGTGAGAGAAGCTATCTTGAATCCCATCACCATGTCTAGATCGGAAGAGCGTCGTGTAGGGAAAGAGTGT